CGATCTTGAAGGTTTAAAGCGAGAGCTCTGCGAAGAACTTGGGCATCCAGGTGTACCAAATACTATTGCAATGAGTCATGTATACACTTTTACAACTCGTGACAAAAGATTTCGGCATGTTAGTTATCTAATTTTATGCGAGGAAGAGTTCATCCCAACAGTAGATGACGAAAGTGCCGGATACTGTTGGGTTAATTTATGGGAGTGGCCGCAGCCACTTCATCGCAATACTGCTAAAATGTTTAACAGTACAGGCTTTCGAGTAGCATTAGAGGGTTTATTGGATGGCGTTAAAAGTAATTAAAAATACTTTGCATCAGCCAGACGTATACGCTGGCCCACATAAGCAAATTGATGTAACGCAATGTTGGCAATATCACTTAAACAATCCACTATTGAATAAGTTATACAAAGATTCAGTTTGCTACACTGAACGATGGTACTTGGAAACTCGACGCCTTATAAACGAAGAACTTTGGTATCATCCGTTGTTGATTAGTTTATTATTAGATGAAAAGTTAAAACTTGATCTAATCAAAAGTGCAGTAATTGACGGAGTTAATATGCGAAGTATGATAAATGATCAACGCTATCCCGAATATCAAATGTCAGCCAGTGTCAACTTGAAAAAGCTAACTCGCTGGTGTGCATTTTTTATTAGCTTGCCTGATTCACACGAAACTCTTGTTGCCCTAAATGGCCAATCTGGCGACTAAGATCTAAGTCGCACCAAATCTTAATCTCATTGTGATCAAGTAAATCACAAAATCCCATATCCTCGCCATGCCATGTACTACTTGGTGCATGCCACTTTAGCGGAAAGTGCGGACTTGGTATTTCATCTGCTATAGTAGCCCGCATTAATAAACAACCAAACCCAGTATAACGCACTTGAGTTAGTCCGTGTGCAGTTGTATCAACTGGCTCTACTGGATCAATAGAATGAAATGCAGTAGGGTGAAAAGGTGGTACACGTTTTGAGTAAGTGGCGCAGGCCACTTTCTTTTTGTGCTGTAATAATCTAACAATGACATCTTCGGGAAATGTCATATCACTATCAAGCCACATTACATGCTCTGCCCCGTACTCGTCAACTGCCAAGTTCAGTAATACTTGACGTTGGTTGCTGAGTACTGTGCCAGCATCCATTTCAAGTATTACCGGGATACCTTGTTGTTCTGTGTATTTGATTGCTTGTACTAAACAGTAGGTAAACTTTGCATGCACTGTCCCGTTCGTTGGTACGCAAATAACAACCTGATCGCTTAGAACAGGTTGCTGATCAAATACAGAACGAGATGACTTGCCAAACATTATTCTTCAGCAGTATCAACATTAGACAAATTAGCTTTGCGTTCTGCAAGACGTGTTGTCTTGTTAATTACATTTAAGAATGTTTGGCAGCGTGTGACTGTTTTTTCATATAATTCAGCTGGTAACTTCAGCATCTGTCCCATATTTTCAATGGATACATTTTGACAAATTGCTTCCACTGCTGCATTTTTTGCAAGTTGTTCTACCCAATAAGTTGGTTCAGCATTTTCAATAGCAGTAGCAACATCTGTACCAATTTCTGCTTGCAATTCCGCAATGCGAGCATTGATGATATTCATTTCATCAAGTACAATTTGCTTTTGCCAATCGGTTGTGGCCTTGTTCATTTCGCCGTTTAAAAATTCCATCTCTTGGCAAAGAGAAACAAGTAATCTTGGTCCGCTTGCAACACCGTATACAAAATTTTCTCTTTCAAAATTTGTACGGAATGGTACCTGCTTTAATACTGTTCTTGTATTGTTTAGGATTTCGTTTTGAGTTAGTGGCATGAAAGCTCCTTCTATGTTTAACTATGTATCATTTTAGATACAGAAATTTTAGCCAAAAAGAAAGGGTGTTGCCACCCTTTCTTCGATTCATAACATTATTAAGTGTTATATGGTGTTGTACGTCCACCAAACGAGCTACTTAAACTAACAGAGCCGCCGATACCTAAATATCCGCCTAATGTAGCACGTAATGATACATTAGATCCTGTTGTGTTAGAGTAACCACGCTTGACGTTGCCAAACGAAATTGATGATCCAGTTGCTGGAAGAATTGCCATTTTATTTGCCTCCTCTTTTCACTAGATTATAGTTCAGTTGTAGCTGAACCACCCAACTTAGAAATTTCTGCTTTTAAAGCATCGATTTGTAGTTGTTGCGCTTTAACTGCCTCGAGCAATAACGCTGTCAACTTGTCGTACTTAACAGTCTTGAAGCCAGGGAAAGCACTTGGAGTTACCAACTGTGGTAATACTGCTTCAACTTCTTGAGCAATAACACCAACTTCTTCTTTGTCAATAATACCTAAGTCTAACGCTGTCTGGTTAGGACGGAAAGTAACACCACGTAACGACATAACTTTAGCAATTGGATCTGTAATTTCTACAATATCCTTCTTCAAGTTAACGTCAGAGTAGTAAGCTGTAATTTCACCAGTAGCAGTGATACCACCTTGAACTGCGATTGCACCAGTGAATGTGCCGCCGCCCCATGGGTTGCCAGATGGGCCTGTAGGGCCTGTTGCACCTGTAGGACCTGTAGGACCTGTTGAACCTGTGTTACCTTGGATACCTTGGATACCTTGTGAACCAGTTGGACCAGTTGGACCAGCAACTGTGGAAGCAGCACCTGTAGGGCCTGTAGGGCCTGTTGGGCCTGTTGGGCCTGTTGGGCCTGTTGGGCCTGAAACGCCAGCACTCCATGTACCGTCACCACGCCAGAATGTACCAGTGCTTGCGCCTGTACCGCTGTTCAACTTGCTTACTGGTAAATTACCAGCAATACCAGTGTGAGTCAATCCAGAAATAGCAGAAGCTAATTCTGTATCAGTTGCCATTGCATCTTGAATTTCTTTCAATGTGTCAAAGGCTGCACCGGCACCGTTTGTTACTGCGGCAATAGCGTTTGCTTGAGCTGCATTTGCTTTAGTAGTTGCATCACTTGCGGCTGCACTAATTGCTTCACTCTTTGCAGTAGCAATTGCTGTACCACGTGCTGTAGTTTCAGCTGATACTTTGCTTGTTGCGTCACTTGCGGCTGCACTAATTGCTTCACTCTTTGCAGTAGCAATTGCTGTACCACGTGCTGTAGTTTCAGCTGATACTTTGCTTGTTGCGTCTGAAGCGGCAGTACTGATAGCTTGGCTCTTTGCAGTAGCGATAGCTGTATCACGTGCAGTTGCTTCGGCTGCTACTTTTGTAGTTGTGTCTGAAGCGGCATTTGATTGAGCTGAGTTAGCTTTAGTAGTTGCATCAGTTGCAGCAGTGCTGATAGCTTGGCTCTTTGCAGTAGCGATAGCAGAGTCACGTGCAGTAGCTTCTGTAGACACAGCAGAGTCAACATAGCCTTTGGTACTTGCATCAGTCGAAGCTGTTGGTGTACCTAAGCCTGTAATCTTGTTAGCGTTCATTACAACAGATGCATAAACTCCAACTGCGGCGTCGAAACGTGTGGTTTCTTTGAAACGAGCAGGGGCAGTAAAGATACCATCAAAGTTATCATCTTCTGCGTCAGTTGAGCCACCGTCGGCTGTTGTCAATGTAGCTGCAAGAATCGAAACGTTACGTTCCAAGTCACTGATTCTACGTAGACTTGATTTGCTACCCGAGAAAACGATATCGTTNTCGCCAACGACCGTTGCTTCTACAAGAGTACCAGCTTTGTCATACTTGTATTCTTTTGATTTGTCTAATGATACTTCACCTGTAGTACCACTGTTCTTTAATTTACGTTTATTATCAGACATTTTATCTCCTTTGAGTTTTCTGGCACGGAGGGCAAACTATTGTTACCCCAAGTCCATTGTTACCAATGTACAGACGGGGGATGTCAAACCCCCGTCTTTAGCCAGTTAAATTACGCGAATTTTAATCCAGTTACTTCGATTTCGTCATCTGTTGCCAAAATACCAGCAACAACTGTTACAACAGAACCGCTTACGCTAAATTCAGTTGGACGTAACAATGTACGGTTTAAGTAAACATTATAATGTTTAGCAGTAGCTAAATCAGCAAATGTAAACGCAACTGTACCAGATGCATTGGTTGTAGCTTGTGCAGATGTTACAGATTGGAATGCACTGTGGAAGTTTGTTAAACCGCTGCTTACACGAGTTGCTACGCGAGCATCTGTGTAATATAAGTTTGTACCTTCTGTGATTTCGCTTGTGCTATCTTTTGCGGCTACTGCAACTGCAATAGCTGCATCACGTGCTGTGGCTTCATCTGCTACTTTAGAAGCTGCGTCAGTTGCTGCGGCTGCAATTGCGGCTGCTTTGGCAACTGCAATAGCTGCATCACGTGCTGTGGCTTCAGCGGCTACTTTAGAAGCTGCGTCGGTTGCTGCGGTTGCTGCGGCTGCTACTTGAGCGTTGTTTGCTTTTGTAGTTGCATCAGTTGCGGCTGCACTGATAGCGGCTGTTTGTGCGGCGCTTGCTTTTGTAGTTGCATCAGTTGCGGCTGTTGCAATTGCGGCTGTTACTGATGTAGTTGTAGCTGCACCAGAAATATCAGCAACGCCTAAAGTGATAGAACCACCTAATGCTGCAACTGCACCGTTAACTGTAACACTGCTGTTAGTCAATGAGCTGTTAGGGATAGAACCCAAGCTAATCAAACCACTTGCACTGTTGTAAGCAACACCACTTGAACTGTTTGAGCTTAATGCAGCACGAGCGCGAGTTGCACTGTGGAACAACTGTGTTGTACCTTCGGCTAATGTATCTGTGCTTGTAGCAATTTGTGTGTAAACTGCGCCATCGTTAGTGAATGTCCACTTTTGTAAACCTTCGTTCCAACGTAACTGAACATTTGCTTCGTCACCACGTTCAACTTCAAGACCTGCGTTTTGAGTTGGTGCACCTGTTGCATCACTGTTCAATGTAACAATGTTGTCAGCCAAGCTGATTGTATTACTGTTAACACTTGTTGTAGTGCCTTCAACTGTCATGTTTCCAGCAATAACTACACCAGTTGATGTAACTGTCAATGCTGTACTACCGTCAACTGTGACTGTAACTGTACCAGTGCCGTTGTCAACAACTGCAATGTTTGAGTTACCTTGGCTGATTGTACTTGTGCTAATAGCACTAATACTCGAATCAACATAGCCTTTTGTGGCTGCATCGCCAGTTGCTGTAGGAACGCCTAAACCAATAACCTTGTTACCGTTTAATTCAACATCGTCACCGAATTGAACTTTAACGCCATCACTTGAAGTGATACGCTTGCCGGCTGCGATTTGCAATGTACCGTCAATGTTAACACCTGTTGTGCTTGAACCGAACTGAAGTAAACCAGTACCAGTTGTTGTAACACGCATGTTCTGATCTAAGTCAGCTGTGAATGTCATTGTACCGCTAGTTTCTGTTAAAACTTGCTTACCGTTAACATACAACGAACCTGGACCAACGAACATGTGACGGAAAGGATTCGCTGCCGAACCTAAGTCATATGTGTTAGCTAAACTTGGGATGATGTGACGTACTGTCAAATCACCAGCAACTGTAGCACCAGCAAAAGTTGGTGTACCTGCTGTTGACAAGTTTTGAGTTGTGCTAATAACACCTGTACCGCTGTTATAGCTGATGCCTGTACCTGCGCTTAATGCGCTACGAGCACGGGCTGTTGTGAAATATTGGTTAGAACCTTCAGCAACGTCTGATGTTGATAATACAACATCACCTGTTTGTGTGTTTACGCTTGTAACACCACCAATTTCAACAACTGACGGTACGCCGTTGTCTTTCTTGATAAAAATTTTACCATCATGCGTGTTGATGGCTAGTTCGCCTAGTGCTAACTGAGCAGTTGTTGGTACCTTGCTCGGCGTAGAACTACGCTTTAAAATGATTTGATTGGCCATTTTGAGTATATACTCCCTATTGGATTGTTTGGCAGGGTGATCGGATCCCGCCGTTCCAGAAGTATTTAGTTCAATTGGCTAGTACTGAATGTATATAGTTAAAATTCGCCGCCATCTACAGCTATGTCTGTGGCGATTATAGAGGTGATTTGGCCTGACTCATCTAGGGTTATCACGTTGGTTGTAGATGCGGAACCATGTGTGCCAGACTGGTCAAAGTTGCCTACTCGGTTTTCTCGGGCAAATGTTAATCCAGTAGAACCCAATAATATTACGCCCGGGGTTGTCAACGTCCAATAAGTTTGAGCATTTACTGCGCCTTCTTCTACGTATACTCGCATGCCGCCAGATACTTCGTACATTGAGTCTGCATCAGTTGCCCTGATCAATCTTCCAGTTGTTGAGTTCCATGCATAGATTCCATTTTGGGCAGTATTGGTTTGGCCGGCTAATAGTACACGATCTTTATGATCCAATGACACATCATCGACTACAGAAAGAGAGGCCAATAGCGGCACGTGTGAACGTGTGGCTACTCTAACACTATCTTTACTGTCTGATGTTGAGCTAACTAATTCTTTTCCGCGGAAGATTGGCATTTTAAATCCAAAAAATATTCTTAATCATGTAAGTTATTTATGTAATCCGCAAATAGGAAAGGGTGCATTTCTGCACCCTTTCTCACTATACCTTAAATTTCTTTAAGATTAATACGAACCACCATCAATACCACTGTTTTCGTTTAAGATACCACCAGCACTTAAAGTAACTGTTGGTGTTAAGCGAACCATGATAAAGTCGTTAGCTTCTGGAGCAGAGTCAAACACAATGCTCGAAACGCCGTCTACTGTACTCAATGTGTATGAGTAAGTAGGAGCCTGTACCAAACCGTTAATGAACACTTGTGTGTTATTAATTGTACCAACTTCAGTTCCTGTACTAAACGATGCAGTTGTACCGTCACCAGTGAAGTTCTGAGTTACTACTACAGTTGTAATGTTCTGTGGAACAAACTTCTGTAATGATGCACTCCATACCAATGTGTAACCATCGTCCATTGCACCCGAATTAACGTCAGCTAAATCAAATACGCTGGCAGCAGCAATACGACCATCTGCACGAACATCTGTGTAGTATTGGTTTACTGCACCTTCAGTGATTGCATCTGTTGTTGGAACAGCAAATGTAAACACACCAGTACCAGCACTGTAGCTTAGGATGTCATTGTTGTCGCTTACTAACGATACTGCACCACGTGCTTGCGCATTTGTGAAGTATTTGTTAGTTGCTGTTGAATCAGAAACAGTATCTGTAGTCAATGTAACAACGCCATCTAAGCCGTTGACACTTTGAACCGCAGCCAATGTGCTGATAACACCAGTTGAACTGTTGTACTGAATGTTTGCACCAGAACTGATAGAAGCTTTTGCGCGGCCTTCTGTGAAGAACAAGTTGATAGCACCGCTTAGTTCAGCAATGTCGTCTGTGTTCAAGTCGTCAATACGAGTACCTAATGCAGATTCAGCAGCACGAGCTGTAGCAGCTTCGGTAGTAACAGTAGCTTGAACAGCTACATCACCAGCTACGCGAGCAGCAGCTTCAATTACGTCAGCAGCAGCATTTGCTTCTTCGGCAGTTGTAGCACGGGCAGCTTCGGCAGCAATTGCAGCAGCATTTGCAACTTCAGCAGCAGTGGCACGAGTTGCTTCGGCAGCAACAGCAGCAGTAACAACACCTTCGGCAGCAGTTGCGCGAGCAGCTTCAGCATCAATGTTGGCTTGCAATGTTGTGTCGGCACTTGTACGAGCAGTAACTTCGGCAGCAATGTTAGTTGCATTTGCAGCTTCGGCAGTACTTGCGCGGCTAACTTCAGCAGCTAATGCAGTCGACAATGCATTGTCAGCAGCTAAACGTGTAGCAGCTTCGTTTGTCATTGCAGTTGCACTTGCGCTGGCCAAGTCACTGATGGCTTGAGTCAAGCTAGAGTCAGCAGCATCATAAGCAGCAATGATTTCTGTTAAGGAATCAAGAGCAGCTGGATCAATGTTGCTTAAAACATTATCAATTCGAGCATCTAATGCAGTATCAGCAGCGGCACGGGCGGCAGCTTCTGTACTGTCGGCAGCAATACGTGCTGTTTCTTCGGCAACGATAGCGGCAGCATTTGCTTGTTCAGCAGCAGTAGCACGAGCAGCTTCTGTTGCCAATGCAGTTGCACCAGCAGTGTCAGCGGCAGCACGAGTAGCTGCTTCGGCAGTAATAGCAGCAGCGTTTGTTGTTTCAGCAGCAGTTGCACGAGTTACTTCGGCTGCTAAGTCAGCAGTTAATGTAGCTTCGGCAGCAGTTGCACGAGTTGCTTCTGTTGTAATTGCAGTCGCGTTTGCAACTTCGGCAGCAGTGGCACGAGTTGTTTCAGCAGTGATTGCGGAAGCATTTGCAACTTCAGCAGCGCGAGCTGTAGTAGCTTCAGCAGCTAATGCAGTTGTCAATGCGCCTTCGGCAGCAGTTGCACGAGTTGCTTCAGCAGCAACAGCAGCAGCGTTTGTAGCATCACCAGCAATACGAGCAGCTTCTTCTGTAGAAACAGCAGTTGTCAATACGCCTTCGGCAGCAGTTGCGCGAGTTACTTCGGCTGCTAAGTTAGCAGTCAATGTAGCTTCGGCAGCAGTGTGGTGCGCATGTTCTTCGTCAATGTTGGCTTGTAACACAACTTCAGCAGCAGTGGCACGGGCTTCTTCAGCATCAATGTTGGCTTGCAATACACCTTCAGCAGCAGTAGCACGAGTTTCTTCTGCGTCAACATCAGCAGTAGCAGCAGCAGCCAATGCAGTAATAGCACCGTTGATTGTACTATCAGCACCTTGGAACGCAGCAACAATTTCTGTTAACGAGTCAAGTGCAACTGGGTCAATGTTGCTTAGAACATTGTCAATTCGTGTGTTCAATGCAATGTCGCCAGCAATGTAAGCATCAGCGTTTGAATCAATGTTAGCTTGTAATACATCTTCAGCAGCCAATGCACGGGCTTCTTCGGCAGCCAATGCAGTTGTTAATGCAGTGTCACCGGCTAAACGAGCAGCTTCTTCAGCACTGACAGCAATAGCACGAGCACTTGCTTCGGCAGCAACAGCAGCAATACGAGCAGCTTCTTCAGCAGCAACAGCAGCAGTCAATACTACTTCGGCAGCAGTAGCGCGAGCAGCTTCAGCAGCAATAGCAGTTGCGTTTGTTGTTTCGGCAGCGGTAGCACGAACAACTTCAGCAGCCAAATCGCTTGTCAATGTAGCTTCAGCAGCACGAGCAGCAGTAGCTTCAGCAGCAACAGCAGTTGTCAATACGCCTTCGGCAGCAGTTGCGCGAGCAGCTTCAGAACTGATAGCAGTTGTCAATGTAGCTTCAGCAGCAGTTGCGCGAGTTGCTTCGGCTTCAACCGCAGCAGCGTTTGCAATATCACCAGCTTCACGTAAACCAGCTTCAGTTGTTACACTAGCAGTAATTACGCCATCAGCAGCAATACGAGCTGTTTCTTCAGCAGCCAAATCGCTTGTCAATGTAGCTTCAGCAGCACGAGCAGCAGTAGCTTCAGCAGCCAAGTTGGTTGTCAATGTTGTATCAGCGGCTGCACGGGCAGTAGCTTCGGCAGTAACGCTAGCAGTAATTACTCCATCAGCAGCAATACGAGCAGATTCTTCAGCAGCCACAGCAGTAGTAAATGCAGCATCAGCAGCAATACGAGCAGCTTCTTCAGCAGCCAATGCGGCGGCAGCAGTACTTGCTAAGTTATTGATAGCTGTTTGTAGATCACTATCAGCAGCATCATAAGCAGCAATGATTTCTGTTAAGGAATCAAGAGCAGCTGGATCAATGTTGCTTAATACGTTGTCAATACGGACACCCAATGCAGTGTCACCGGCAATACGTGCTGTTTCTTCAGCAGTAACGGCAGCGGCACGAGCAGCAGCTTCAGCAGCAACAGCAGCAGTCAACGTAGCTTCAGCGGCTGTAGCACGAGAAGTTTCAGAACCAATAGCAGTTGTCAATACGCCTTCGGCAGCAGTTGCACGAGTAGCTTCATTAGTAATTGCAGTAGCATTTGCAGAGATTTGACCTTGCAATACATCATCACCTGCAACACGAGCATCATATTCAGCAGTATCGGCAGCAGTACGAGCTGTAATTTCTGTAGCTAAGTCAGCAGCAACAGCAGCTTCGGCTGTACGAGCAGTAACAGCTTCAGCAGCCAAGTCACCAGCTAAATCAGTTTCAGCAGCAGTAGCACGAACAACTTCGGCTGCTAAGTCAGCAGTTAAAGTAGCTTCGGCAGCACGAGCAGCAGTAGCTTCAGCAGCAACAGCAGTTGTCAATACGCCTTCGGCAGCAGTAGCACGAGTTGCTTCAGCAGCCAAGTTAGTTGTCAACACGCCTTCGGCAGCAGTTGCACGAGTTGCTTCAGCAGCAACAGCAGTTGTCAATGTAGCTTCAGCGGCACGAGCTGTAATAGCTTCTGCGTCAACAGCAGCTTGAACAGCAGCAACAGCAGCAGCATTGGCAGTGATTGCGCGGCCAGCTGTGAAGTACTGGTTAGAACCTTCTTCAATGTGTGAAGTTGTTAAAACAACTACACCAGTTTGACCGTTAACGCTTTCAACCGTAGCAACAGAACTGATGATACCAGTTGCTGGATCATAGCTGATATTACTACCGCCACTGACAGCGGCACGAGCACGAGCTGTAGTAAAGTAAAGTTGTGTACCTTCTGTAATTTTTGTTGTACTTGGAGTTACGAATGTAAACTCACCTGTACTTGAACCGTAGCTCAAAATTTGATTGTCATCGCTGTTTAGAGTAATGGCGCCGCGAGCAAGTGTATTTGTAAAGTATCTGTTAGTTTGACCTTCTAAAATACCATCACTGGTTGGGTGATTGTAAGTAAATTGACCGGCTGCATAACTCAATACCGCTGTGTTGTCGCTTGTTAAACCAATATCGGCTTGAACAAGTGCAGTGTGGTAATATGAATTTAATACACCTTCTGGTACATCATCTGTACTGTAGATCATTTGAGCGCTGATTAAACCATCAACATAACCTTTAGTGGCAGCGTGAAAATCGCTGCCTGGTTCGGCGTGCAATGTCAAGAAACCTGTCATTGTGTCGCCATCTTTGGCAACTTTACCTGCTAGTGCAGTTGTTAATGTAGCTGCAAAATTGGCATCATCGCCAATAGCTGCTGACAACTCAGCCAACGTATCTAAAATAGCTGGTGCTGAGTTAATTAAATCGCTAACTGCTGAGCTTACGAAGCCAGTAGACGCGATTTGTGTTGTAGAAGTACCCTTAGTGGCCGTTACGGCTGTAGGTGTACCACGAAGATCAACCGAGTTAATAATCGAACTCGATCTTGCTTTGATAATAGGCATTTATTTTTCCTCAATGAAAACTTCTAATGAAGTTTTTGTTTGTTGACTTTTTAAGTATGGTGTCAAACCAACGTGAGAAGATGTTTTTAAATTACTAACAACCAGTAGTTTTTCGTTATGTCAACGCTACCATTGTCAGCTGTTACTTTAATTTCGTATCGACTAGGGCTACTGTTTTGAGGAGCAGTTCCTACGATACTATTTCCGCTTACTGTTAACCAGCTAATCGCAGATTCACCTGCATTAGCAGGCTGTATTGTTATACTTGTAGCGTTATTTACACCTAAAGTAAAATTTATGGTGTCTCCACCAGAAAAACTTCCAATATAGGAATTAGAATCAGTCCAATAAGGCTTGGCTTGGCCAAAGTTGATTAAGTTTGTAAAGACAAACTCGTTGCCACTGGTATCTATCAGTGTTAGGTCTTGTGGGTATGACCATAATGGCCCCACCACACGAACAGTTTCTACCATCAACTGCATTGTGTTTGCAGTCGGGTAGTCAATTCTGGTTATTGCTTGTCCACCAACTCTAGCACCTGTACCAAATGTGATATCAGTTGCTTCAATTGTGATTGTTGTGTATTGGGCAATAGTACTATAACTCACTGCCGTCACTGTTGGACGTGGACGGTCATTTGTTATAGTGCTTCTTAGAGTTCTAACTTCGATCAAGTCGCCAGATTCTGGGACTTCATCAAATGCCAGTGTTGTGCCGTTAATAACTGTGTAACTATAATTTGGTTGCTGAACAATACCATTGATTGACACAACCAAATTGTTTGGCGAAGGGACACTTTCTAACAGTTCAAATGTTGATGCATTACCATCGCCATAATAATTTTTAGTTAGTAAACTAAGTTGATGAGTTTTATTTCTAAACTGGCCAGTGGTTACATCAAATGATAACACTTGACCGACCGTTGGCGCATTGATTGTTGTGTCTGATAAACTGTCTAACGAAAGATTGCTGATCACGTCAGCAAAATTTAAATTAACGTTCTGCTGATTTTGTACTATCTCAGTGAGCGAATCAATTGCTGCTGCGTCAACGTTACTGGCAATGTAGTTAATTTGATCTTGTAAGTCTTGGTCTTGGGCATCAACATAACTTAGTGCTGCTAACTTTTCCCAATCGTCACCACTGTAGTATTCTGGCTTAACAGAAGTTTGGTCAAATCGTACATGACCGGCCAGCGGTGAAACTGGGCGGTCTGTTACTTCACCCGTTGGCAATGCCAATGCACCCTTAGCATCAATGGTCAATACATTAGATGCTGGCTTAATTGATTCTGTTGAGTGATTGGTCTTAATTGCCATTTACTTTATGCCTTGTTTTCAATCTTTTCTTTTGTGCGGCCATACGCGGCAACACCTAGTACAGCACCCATTGCAACGTGGTATAAGCCTGCGCCTTGTAATGTCAATGGCATCCACTGTAATTCTACTTTACCGCCATTGCCCAATGCTTGTACTACACTCCACAAGATTGGTGCGACAACAAAGTCAAACATACATGTTACCATGTAAGTCCAACCCATCATTGGTCGCCACTTTTTGTTTACCCAATCAGTGTTGGTATTTTCAATTGAACTTTCGGCTCCACCAGCTGTTGTTACTGCGGCTGCATCAGCTGTGGCTTTTACGCTGGCTGCATAATCAACTGAAGTTGTATTTGCAAAGCCACCGTTTTGAATTTTGTTGTTGATGTTTACTTGGGCTCCACTTGTAAGTGGGTTGAACGCACCAGAGTCATCATAATCGTCTAGTTTTGGCATAGTCAGTATGTCTCCTAATGTATTATTTACCTTAGGATCACTTTTTTGGCTTTAAGATTGATTGTACTTTAGTTGCTATAGCTGACATGAAATCGTTGCCTGGCGGTACTTTGCCCCACTTGCCTACAGGACATTCTTCATTTGCTACTATTACTTTTAAATTTATCAAGCAACCGCATTGACGACATTGCTTACTTGATCGTACATACCATTCACACTTTTGGCAATGGCCTGCACGTTCTAATCTAACTTCTATATTTGTAAACATACGCTACTTATGCCGTGGAAAAGGGCTCCGAAGAGCCCTTTTCATTACTTAAACTAACCTTGTTAGATTAGATGAAGCTTAGGTTTGCACTATCGATAGCGATTGTGTTAACGTAGTCAGCAGCGTTACCTAAAGAAGATGCGCTGTTGCTTAACTCAACATAACCGTAACGTGTCATGAATGACACAGTTGGTTCGAATGTGTTTGGATCTAAAACAACACCACTGCTCATCAAAGGAATGTATGGGCAATAGAATGCAGGAGCGTCCATCTCGTTAGCACCTTTGTAACCGATAAGGATCGGAGCAGCATCGCCAGCGTAATGGTTAACATATACGCGAACTGAGCTGTTCAATGTACCAACAAACTTAGTGTTAGTAGGAGCTTCAAAAGTACCTTCTGTTGTACGAGCAAATGCGCTTGTAGTAGCAGATTGTAGAATTGTCAATGCTGTTGGGGAAACAACGATGTAGTTACCAGCACCACGACGTGTACGGCTAGCAATATCGTTAGCAGCACGGTTTACCAATACTGCTAAAGCAGCGTGTTGGTCACCAACGAAGTTAGCAACACCAGAAACAGCGCCTTGGTCGTATGTACCAAATGCTGTACCAGCAAGACCGATTAGAGAACCGATAACTTCTTGGTCGATTTCAGCTGTAATTTCTTGAGCCAATGCAGCCATGATTTCTGCTTCAACGTCAACACCGTGGATGGCTTGTGCGTCTTGAGCAGCTTCAAATGTCCAACGAGCAGACAACTTACGGCTCTTAGCTTCAACAGTCTCTTTCAAGATCTGGATGTTCATCT